GAGGTCTTGCGGTTGCCGCGTGGCAGGAGCAGCGCCACGGTATTGACCATGCGGGTGCCGTTCTCGTGCCGGGGTCCATAGATCCGCCGCACGATCCGTTCCTGCCACGGGTCGAGTTGAAAGGCCCGGTTCGGCAGGATGGATTTCGGGTGGCGCAGGGCGCGCAGGAATTGCACCGCGCGTTCGCCATGGCCGAAGGGATCGGGGATGTCCGATCCGTCATAGATCCATTCTGGGAAGGTGCCGGCCATCAGCCCATGTCCAGCGGGTTGGCGGTGTCGTCCTGGTCGCCATCGTCGCGGATCGTCGGGCGGGACCGGCTGACGGGGGTAAGGCCAAGTTCTGCGGCAAGCTGACGGGCCGAGGCCATCGCCTTGTCCTGCAAGCGCGCCAGCTTCAGCATCATGTCGGGTTCCTGCCCCAACTGGATCAGCGCCTCGGTCTCGCGCACGCGGCCGATGCAGATGCAGTAATTCTCCAGCCCGCCGAGATCGGCGTCGGTCAGGATGCGCCGCTCGGTCAGGATCGGCATGACGCGCTCCCATTCCTTGCGGGCTTCCTCGGCCAGCCAGTCGGGGGCGTTAATGTGGCCCACGGCCATATTATCTTCACGCAGTTGCGGCTTGGTGCCCTTCATTCCGGCCACCTCACGCAGCGCAGTTCCACGCCCTTGCGTCGGCCGACCGGTGTCACCTGCTTGATGTTGAAGGGCTGGAAGTTCCAAACGAGCCGATGCTTCGGGGTAATGCCGTCGAAGAAGCGGGCACGGAAAATCACCAGTTCCTCGTCGCTGGCACCGAAGCCGCGAATGAACTCCTCGGTGGTCTGGTCAACCCGCTCGGCCCGGAGATTGGCGACAGGCTGCCAGATCTCAACTGGCGTCCCCGCGTCGTTGATATCCGTCGTCACCCTTTCAATGCGGATGGTTTCGACCAGCTTGCCCGACTTCATGCCGCGACCTCCGAAACCAGCACCTCGACCACCACGACGCCATGCGAATGCTCGCCGTCAGGGTCACGGAGGAAGCGCATCGAGGAGACCAGCGCATCGGCGCAATGCAGGCCCGGCGCCAGCGTCAGGCGGGCGGAATGGATGGCGCTGCGGATCGCCCCGGCGATGGTCTTGACGCCCTCCAGCGAGGGTTCCTTCTTCCAGACATGCAGGGTGTGATAGACGCGCGTATGCGCGCGGCGCAGGCTGGTGCCCTCGTCCAGAGCCTGACTGTCACCCAGCATAATTGCTGGCAAGGTCGAGGGGCGCTGATTGCTGTCGATGATCTGCGCCGGAGCCACGCCCACCGCCGAGGTGGTGAGCCGGGCACGAATGGCCTTCTGCACTTCGAGATCGATGTTCATTTTGCCTCCCGGATCGCCTTGCCGATCGCCCGCTTGATGCGCCCGAGGGCGCGCTTGCGACCGAGACGGAACCCCGGCCAGAAGAACGGTTGTGCGGCGGTGCCTGGGTGCGTGCCCGCCTGCGTGCCACTGGTGAGCATTCGAGCGCGCGTGCCGAACTCGACCAGATGGGCATAGCGCACATCGGTATTGCCGACAGTGATGACGGCCTGGTTCTCAGGCACGACCATAGAGCCGCCGGGTTGCGAATAGGGCGGGGTGCTGCCGCCGGGTCCAGTTACCTTGATGCTGTCGATCAGCGCGCCAGTGTCACGGGAGCCCTGAGCGGCGATCCGTTGCAGCGTGGCGATCTCCTCCGCGGATTTCATCAGCGCAGGTTTCACCGCATCACGTGCCGCTTGCGGGATCGCCTGCATGCGGCGCTGAAAGCTGGCGAGGCCTCCATCATCCGCCATCAGAACGTCCACTCGCGATATTCATTGACGATCTCGCGCACGCCGAACGGAAGCTCGCGGCTGAGATCGGTCGCCGCCTCGCGGTTCTCGAACCACCAGGTTGCGAGTTGCAGGACAGCCTCCAGCAGAGCGGGCGGAACATTGGTGGCCGCGTGCTGGCCTTCCGGTGCCGGATAGCGCGTCCGCATGGAATAACCGAGGAGACGGTCCACATGGTTTTCGGCGGCGTCGATCTTGCCCGCAATCAGATCGTCGTCATCGTCCTGACTGAGGGTGAGGCCAAGCTGGTTCTTCATGTCTTGAAGGGGGATCAGGCTGTCGTCGGGCATTCAGGCCTCCACGCTTCGGACAAGGGGGCTGGTCGGCAGGAGGTCGGCCTGCAACTTCATCACCGAGTTCGCGCTGTCGAAGACTTCCAGAAGGCTGGTGACCAGGGCGAACCAGGAGCGGGACGTGGTGCCGTCCGCATTGACCAGAAGGAACGGATAGTGCGCAGTGGAGCGCACCGCCTTCCATAGCAGGATCTGGCCCTCGTCCTCGGGATCGTTGGCGAGGATGATCTGCATCGGCGATGGGGCCTGATGGCTCTTGACGGTCAGGACGCGCGGAATGCCGTCGCAGTCTGCTTTCAGCGCCTCCGCGGTTTCCCATTCCACGCCGATCATTCCGAGCGCTTCGGTTTCCCCGATCTCCACCCAGCCGGCACCAGGCAGCGCCCCCGGACATTCAGCCGGGGCGTCCGCGATGTAAATCCGGGCACCTGCGGTGGGGTAGAGCATGGCTCAGGCCTCGTCCGCGTCCACCTTGACGATGTTCGAGTTGACCCAGAGGCTGATGTTCAACTTCATCACGCTGTTGGCGCCGTCGAACTGTTCCGCTGCCGAGGCGACCTTGGCGACGAAGTAGCGCTCGGAGGGGGTGCCGCCAGCCGGCGCATCATTCAGCACCATCTTGATGGCATAGTCATGCGGGGTCTTTTCCGCCGCGATCACAGCGATCTGCCCGAGATCGGCCGAGTCGATGCCGCAGACGATCTCCATGGTGCCCGCGCTGCGCGTGCCCTTGAGACGACGGGTGCGCGACGAGTTGATGCCATCGAAGGCGATTTCGGCGGCGGTATCGCCCACCGTGCCGAGGCCTTCCGTCTCGCCAATCTCGACCCAGCCCGTGGTCGGGAAGTCAGAGAGGATGAAATCGGTCTGCTTGGCGGCAAGCGCAGCACCGATGAAGATCTTCGTGCCGTTCGTTGCATAGATGGTCATTTCTGAACCTTTCCATAAAGACGGCGCTCCTCGCGTTGCTTCGCGCCGGAATGATGACGTTTGCAGAGCGACTGCAAATTCGAGGGGTCGAGCCTGCGTTCGGGGGCGATGCGGCGGGGCACGATGTGATCCACGTCCACGGCCTTTTCGCCGCACCAGCAGAAGGGATGGCGGGAGATGTGGGCCTGCCGGACCTTGCGCCAGTCAGCCCCCAAACCACGCTGTGAGGCCGTCCCGCGCTTCTTGTCGGCGCGGGCATCGCGCGCAGCCTTGGCTCTCGCCTGGCAGGCGCAGGTGACGCCCGGAGGCACCACCTTGCCGCAGGAGCAGAGCCGAGGCGCGCGCGCGGGCATCAGGCGACGGGGCGGGTGTTGGGCGAGGTGATCGCCACCGCGCCAGCCGCGATGCTGGTGCCGCCGGCCTTGGTCAGCGCGAGGCGCACGTAGCGCTTCCAGCCGCGATAGCCGAGACGGTAGGCGCTGTCGGCGACAAGCGTGGCGGGCGCCGAACTGTCCACCTGCTCGGCGGCAACATCCGTCCACCCGCTGGTGCCGGTGTCGCTTTCCTGAAGCTTCAGGCCGAAGTCGCCCGCGCTGGCGATTGCGCCAGTGTTGACGATGAAAGCCACACTGCCGGTTTGCAGGAGGTCGATCGAGGCGCCATTGGCTGCCGCCGCCTGAACCGCAGGGGCCAGCGCCGGGATTGCCGCGATATTCGAGTAAAGATCACGCATCGGTCATGCTCCTCAGCTGGTCGCCATGCGAAGTTTGCGGAAGCGCGCGGCTTGCAGCACACCGCCGCCGACACGCCGGGTGGCGTGGATGCGGGTGATGCCGTTGGTCGCGCGGGTGTAGGGATCGACCAGGACCGACATCTGGGCGCGGTCGATGATCCGGTAGGCTTGCAGGTCGCCGTAGAGGATGGGTTCGTTTGCCGATGCCAGATCGGGCATGTCCACCATCTCGACCACGGGGCGACCGAGGATCGTCTCGGGCTGGCCGGCCTGATAGCTGGGCTGCCACAGATAGTTGTTCTGACCATCCTTCAGGGAGCGAATGACGCCCAGCGTGGTGCCGTTCATCACCCATGCGCCGCGGTTGCGATATTGCGCCGGCAGCGCATACATCAGCTTGATCAGCGCATCGGCCGAGAGGTTGGTGGCGTGGCCGTTCGCCGTGGTCGGGATGTCCGGGTTGACCATCAGGCCCTCCGGTTCCAGAACGCCTTCGCCCCACAGGAAAGCCGTCGCCTCCTTCTTGCCGAAGTCCTCGGCCAGGGCGAGGCGCACTTCGTCTTCCGCCTGCGGCGCGTCTTGCAGCAGGCGGTTACTGATCTCGACGTAGGTTGCCAACTCCTTGGTGTCGATTTCCTTCTGGCCGAAGGAGATCTCCGACTCGGTGCGGGTCTGGGTCTCACCAACCCATCTTGCGTTCGTGAGGTCGCCGCGCGTCGGGTAGATGACCGAGGGCGACGAGGTCGAGCGCACCGAGGCATATTGCCGAATCGGGCTGTATTCGATCAGGTCGCGGATGATCTCCGACGACATTTCCGGCGGGGCGAGATAGCCGCCCTGCGGGTCACTGGCAACGATCAGCGCCTTTCGATCCGCCTCGGCGATGTTCTGCCCGACGCGGAGGTAGTTGGCGAAAGCCTTCCGTTCCTCGGTCGGTTCGTCATCGTCCTTGGCCTTGCCTTGCGGCCGGTTCATCTTGGCCTCCAGCTTGTCGAGCCGCGCCACGATCGGCGCGGTGTCGGCCTTCTTCTCAAGGTCGGTCATCTTGGCTTCCAGCGCCGCGATGTCC